TAATATGTCTATTCCTCTCATTTCTTTTAAATTCCATATCATATTTGGATATTCTTTTTCTCTCTGGATCCGGTAGAAGATTATATGCATCTTTATCAATTATAACTTCCATTAATTTAGTTATATCAGTTTCTTCTTGTATTATTTGTCTATATTCAAAAATTTGTTTTTTAGCTCGTTCAACAGAACCGTATTTTCCTTTTATCATTTTTGTAAAATCTTGAGAACTCAAAGGCCAATCGAAATAGGGATTCATCATTTTATTGGTTAAAAATATTATCCAATCATATTTGACATCACCATATACGAGAAAAGATGTTGTATCGGGCCGCTCAGAATCTCCTATGATATGTTTATCAAAATTTATAGCTTTATCAAGCACATTTTGTTTTAATAAATTTCGAATAAATATATCTCTGGCAGTAGTTGTCTCGCCGTATTTACTTCCGGTTATATTATATTGAATATTTGGTAAGTATGAAAAATATGACATTAATATCCCTGTTCAACTAGTTCTCTGGTTATAATAACGACTTCTGTAAAAGAAACAGTTAATTTTATTTCAAATGGGGTATTATCATGAAAAAAGAATGGTACTCCAGCTGCGGCATAATTAGCTATAACACTATTACATACACTTCTTGCTATTTTAAATGGAGTTCCATCCGCTCCGCCTGAGTGACCAAATCTAATATCCCAAGTACTTGGAAAAGTATAAAAGTTTGATCCGGCACCCTTTTTACGCTCAGATCCGCCAGTCCCAGATTGTGCTGTACCATCTCCGAGCAAGTTCGATATTGGATCCGCATAACCGGGTAAAGTTGAACGTCTGAAACCTTCTATAATCTTCCGAATTGTTTCCGATTCCGTATCATTTTTTGCTATCATAGGGAATTCAAATACAAATTTTCTAAATTTTCCTGGTCCCTGATATAGTAAAGACATTTTAGGATTAATTGCAATATTCGAACCACCCAATGCTTTTTTTAATAAATCAGATTTTTTTATTGTTGAGGAAAGAGCATGCTCCCCGACGGCCTCTGCCATTTTGCCATAATTAACATTTTTAAAGGCCGCAATAAAATCTTCATGAGTTCCTCCAGAATGAAAATATTCTTTAATCCCAGAAGAAATTTTGCCGGCTGCTTCTGTAAGAACTGTTCCTAATCCTTCTTGTTCCGCATATACTGCTTCTGCTGTTGAAATTAATGCTTGAGCGCCCATAGGAAGAGCTATACTATATTCAGCTCCGCCAGGCGCAGTTTGCGCAAAAAGTTGAGGATAAGAAGTAAACAAGACCCAATGACTCTCATCTCCTTTGTTGGATTTCACTGCTAGATTGTCTGGATAGGTAAGATCCGGTTTGGATGCCATTGTTTCTCCGTATAAATAGTTTACACATGTACAATTATTTATCGATTATTTATTATGGCGTACAAAGGAAAATTTAAACCAAAACATCGCGATAAATATAAAGGAAATCCCACTAATATAATTTATAGAAGTTTGTGGGAGAGGCGTTTCATGGTTTATTGTGATTCTAATACAAGCGTTATTAAGTGGTCCAGTGAAGAAATAGTTATACCATATAGATCACCGTTTGATAGAAGAATACACAAATATTATCCTGATTTTTGGGTTAAAATAAAAAAACATGATGGTACCTTTGAAACATCAATAATTGAAGTTAAACCTAAATCACAAACAATTCCACCCAAGCCTCGTTTGAATAAAAGGAAGAGTGGTAGGTATTTATTAGAAATGAAAAGATATGGTGTTAATGAAGCTAAATGGAAAGCTGCTACGACATTTTGTGAATATAAAAATTGGAAATTTAAAATTATAACGGAAGATCAATTGCTCGCTAAATAATATATGGTACTACGAAAACTTTCACATATAGAAGATGATGCAGTTGAATGGCTTAGGGAAAAATATGAAAAGCTCCGGCACTCATTAATAGTTGCTAGAGTTGGATCAATTAAAAATCCCTATAATATTATAAGTGAAGGTAATAGAGAAAAAGAGCTGAAATTAGGGAGAATGTATTTTTTTCATTATCAACCCAAAACGAGAATGAAATTACCTTATTATGATATATTTCCACTAGTTATTCCAATAAAACCTTATGCCAATGGCATGCTAGGAATGAATTTTCATTATCTCCCTTATAGATTAAGAGAAAAATTAATGAAAAAATTGATTGGGTTTTTAAATGAAGAAGATTTGCAAGCTTATTTACATGTTACATATAATGATATTAAAGGATTTACACGATATAAAGAAGCTAAGCCTACCCTTCATAAATATGATTTAACAGGTTCATATGTTCGTTCACAATTTATTCATATAGAACCCAATGAATGGACTACCGCATTACATTTGCCTGTAGAAGAATTTAGATCTCGTGGAGGTGGCATGGGGGTTACAAAGGCTAAAGTTTGGGGCGATAGTAAAGAAATAATCGAACAACATTCTACAAAAAACGGAGATTAATGAATACCGATACCTTTATATCGAAATTGGACGAAGAAGGAGGTTTGGCTCCGGTAAATAGATTTATAGCAAAGATACACATGCCTTCAGGGGTGACCGGAGGACTTGAAATATTATCTTATTTGTGTGATACTGCTCCGATACCGGGAAAAACAATAGCGACTTCAGAATTAAGACATTATGGTCCGACTCGGAAATTAGCAAGAGAAGCAACTTATGCCGAATTCCAATTAGGATTTATATTGACAAACGCTATGACTGCAAGAAAAAAGATGATAGGTTGGATGGATTATATAATTGATCCAGAAACAGCAAATATTCGATATCAAGATGAATATAAGGGCACAGTTGAGATATTAATGTTTGGTCCGGACTCAGAGGATACCTCAAAGGAAAATGCAATTGCTGGTGCTAAATATTTAGAAGCCTTTCCAACCAATGTTGATCCTATTAGTTTGGGTTGGGATCAATTGAATCAAGTAGGAAAATTTAGTGTGAATTTTGCATATAAAAAATGGGTAGATTTTAAAGAATTTGAAGTAGGAGAGGAAGGTGGATTGTAGAGGATGAATAAATTAATTAATTTTTTTAATATGGAGATATAATGGCTTTACCAATCGTGAATAATCCTACCTATGAAATTAAATTACATAGTGTAGATCACAAAATAAAATATAGACCTTTTCTAGTTAGAGAAGAAAAGATTTTACTAACGGCTCTTGAAGGTGGTGAAACAGCAGACATCGTGAGAGCTACAAAAGAAATTATCAGTAATTGTTGTCTTGATGAAGATATTGATGTTCAAAAACTTCCTGCTTTTGATATTGAATTATTTTTTCTAAACCTAAGAGCTCGTTCAGTTGGAGAAAATGTTGAAATCGCAATGAATTGTCAAACCAAAGATTGTGACGAATCAGTTCCGGTTATTGTTAATCTTGAAAAAATTGGTTTAGAGATCAACGATGATCATACGGATTTAATAAAACTTACTAATAAAATAAAAGTTAAATTAAAATATCCTGATATTGATAGAATGACAAGACCTCCGGAAGAATCTCAAATGGATTCTATCTTTGAAATCACCAAAGCCTGCATAGAAGGAATTTGGGAGGGTGATGAATTACATGATATAAAAAATTATACGGAACAGGAATTAGAAGATTTTATAATGTCTTTAAATCAACAGCAATTCGGGAAACTTATTGGTTATTTTAATACCATGCCCAAGTTAAAGCATAAGGTAGAATTTACTTGTCCCAAATGTGGTAGTAAACAAGAGACAGTCTTGGAGGGGCTGCAAAGTTTTTTCGGATAGCGCTCAGTCATAATAATTTACATAATTATTATAGAACTTCATTTGCGGTTGTACATGGTCATAAATGGAGTTTAGCTGAGTGGGAAAATTTAATTTGTTATGAAAGAGAAATATATCTCACATTATTAATAGAACATATTGAAGAAGAAAATGAAAGAATGGAACAGGAAGCTGCTAAAATGAGAAATAGTTAAAAGGAAATTAAATGGCCGCAGAAAAAGTAACCATAACTGGTACCACTAAAACCGATCCGGCAGAAATGTCTGCCCGACAAAAATGGCAAGCTAACATGTCAGCTCAACTGGGCGAACAGACTGCAGGCCAAATGCAGTTTACTGATACTATGAAAAACATGATGGGGGGTTTTAAGACAGAGGAAGGGCTCGCACAGCAGACTAAAATGTCCGGATTGCTTACGACTGTTCAATCTAATACTTTTAAGACAGCAAATTTATTAGAAGGTTATATTGACTTCATGAAAGATGCTGAACGCAAACGGCTAGAAGCTGCCATGGAAGCGGCGCGACTAAGAGATAAAAAAGATAAAGGCAAAGGTCCAGGAATTGAAAAAGCCAAAGACACAGAATTTGGTTTCGGTGCCCTAGCTGCTGGATTAATTGGCGCCTTAGGTGCAGGATTAATGGCATTTAAAGAAAAATGGGGAAACATGTTTTCTCTTTTTGGAAGTGACCTTGATGAAATGGGTAAGCCAAAAGCGACTTTCTTTTCGAAGATAAAAAAATTCCTTGGTTTTGGTGATGAGGCTAAAGATATTAAAAATCTTGGTAAGGCGAAAGTAGGCTTTTTTGCTAAACTAGGATCATGGCTTGGATTTAAAACATCACTTCCAAAAGATCTCGCAAAGAGCAAAACTAGCTTTATTGATGATATAGCAAAATTTTTTAGATTTGAAAAAGATGTTCCCGGTAACCTGCTGAAGAACCAAAAGAAATTCATGGCCTCTCACGCGGCTATGTTAAATTGGGCAAAAGGCACTGAAAAAATGTCTGATGCATCCAAATTAAAGTTCTTTAAAACTCAAGCAAATATGTTAAAGTGGCTAGATAAAGCCGAAGGTTTAAGCGACGCGAAAAAAGCTAGCTTTTTGAAAAAACAATCTAAAATGTTAGAATGGGTGGCAAAAAATACTAAGGGTATAGACGCAAGCAAAATAAAGTTTATAAAAGGCCAATCTAAAATGTTAGAATGGGCTGCTGAAAATATGGATGCATCCAAAAGTCAAAAACTAAAATTCCTCAAAAAGCATGCCAATATATTAGATATTGGTGATGACATTATGGATAAGTCAAAAATTGCTAAAGGTTCATTTTTTGAAAAACAATTGAAAATGTTGGGTTTATCGCCGGATGATGTTGATGGTGTCCGATTGAAAAAAGAAAGTATGTTTTCTAAGTTGAAAACTAAAATTTTTAACATAGGCGATGATGTTGTAAAAGGTGTTTCCAACTTGAAAAATAGTTTCTCTACAAAAATGACCAAATTTTTAACCTTCCCGGCAATAGATGAAGGTAGTAAATTAGGAAAATTTAAAGCTGGATTCTTTAATTCGATGGATAATATGTTAGGAACTTTGCTGAAAATTACAAAAGGCTTTTTTAAATTAGTAAATGTACTTAGCTTTAATGCTTTGGGATTTTTAGACGCGAAAGCTCTCAAGCACCCAATAGAAACTTTTAAATCTTTTAAAAATTCGATTAGTGCTGCATTTGGCAAGGAAGGCGCTTTCGGTAAAATCTCTAAAACATTTAAAGCTATAATGGCTCCTTTTGAGACTTGGATGAAACCTATAAAAGGTATTTTAAAATATGTGAAAATAATCGGGAAACTCATAGGTAGGATTTTTATTCCTATTGGTTTCTTATTCGCGGCATTTGATGTTATATCAAATGTTATGAAGGGTTATGAAGAAGGGGGTATTACAGGCGCAATAGGAGCTGGTATAGAGTCTATATTCGATGATATATTATTCATTATCCCAAATCTGTTAGGTGAGGCAGTTGCATGGTTATTAAAGAAATTTGGTTTTAAGAATGCTGTAAAATTTATTGATGAAAATTTAAGAGATTCAGATGGGAATTTTTCTTTATTTACTGGAATAAAGAATTTATTTTCTCAATTAATGGAAGCTGTCGGTGAGATTTGGACTAAAGTAATGAAATTTATGAGCATTGATAATATTTTAACAATGATGGGTGCATCATTATATAAGAGCAATGTATTTGGTTCTGATAAAATGGCGGATATGTTATTAAGTGAAAAATATGAGAAGAGAGCTAAACTACGTGCGAAAAGCGAAGAAGATTATCAAAAACTAGTTGATAGTGAAAATAAACAAGCGGAACTGAAAGATGCTAGAAAGCGCCCAACCGGTAGCAATACCAACGTCGCCGATAATAGTCAATTCGTTCAGAACAACCAATACACAACCTTAGCTGGGCCTAACGCCGCAGCTAAGTATGATTCATACGCCAAAGGAATAAGAAAAAACAACTAACTTATTCTTCGTCAGCTAATTTTGCGAAATAAGAAAGATTATTGGAATCTTCCCCTTCTTTAGATGAGCTCTCGGCCAAGCTAGCACTTGCTATCGGTGCTGCCACAGGTCTACCAACTGCCGCTTCGGTTGGAGTATAACTAGTTCCTCCATCAAAAGGCATTGTATCAACTGGACCAATTACAGTTTCTGCTCTTTGCATACTAGGATCTACTCCACTACCAAGAACTTTATTAAGTCTTGCTTTAAGATCCTCATAAGATTTAAAATTATCTGGCTTGAGGAAGTCTTGAAGAGGATATTGCTGTTTCCATGTAGTTTCTAGTTTTTCATCATCTTTAAATAATGGTGAAGGTGAAGCAAATTCAGCTTTATCGTAATTAGTAAAACCTTCTACCTTACGAATTTTTAATTTAAAATTTGCGCCTTCCCAAAAATCAAAAGGATTAACAGAAGTTTCATCTTCGAATTGAGGATTCATTTGATCATTGATCTTATCAAATATTTTCTTTCCGAACTTAAACAAAAATGTTTTACCCTCATTTTCAGGACGCTTTGAATCTTCTACAACCATAATATTTGTATAATAAGTTAAGCGCCTTTTTTGTTTGCGAACAATATCTCTATTGGCTTCAAGACCTGTATCCCAAAGTTTAGAATTATACTCAGAAACAGGATCTTTTTTACCATTAGTGGTAAGACTATTTTCAATATACCAGCCACCTGGTCCTTGAAAACCGTGATTGAATACGCGTACCCATGGAATATCTTCTCCTTCAATTGAGGGAAGAAATCTAATAACAGCATAACCGTTACCAGATTTATCTAGATCTGCTTTCCAGAATCTATCATCAACTCCAATTTGGGGACTGTTAATTTTATCAAGCTCTTCGGAGAGGCGGCTTAATGAGGAACCTCTTTTCTTTTTCATATCTGCAAACGACATATTTCTCCTTGTATCTGCTTTGTTTCGATTTTTTCGTCATATCCACGCTGTCATAATATAACTATTATTATAACCTAAATCTTATTAAATTTCAAGTACTTTTTTCAAAGTATCTTTACTGCTATTAAGATTATGGTTAAAGAAAGGTTTATATTTCATACACATTTTGAAGTAGTCCGGCCACACTATTGTATCCTGCAACTCTTCATTAAATCTTGGTACGAAATTCAAGATATCATCCAATATAATAAATGTTTCAATATTTATTTTTTTCGCTAAAACATAGCGAAATATTGGTGGATGTTGTCCATCAACTATTTCAAACAAACTGTCGAAATTTTCTGAACTGTTATCCATGATACTTGTACAATCAGAACGAAAAATGTATTGTAAACTCTCAATACGTTTTTTCCATTCTCGATAAGTCGATACACACCTTTCACCAAATGCATCTCCTATCCACATATTTATATTGCTTGAAAAATTAGATACTAAAAAATCCACTAATTCTTTATTATTGTATTCTCGAGATAATTTTTTAAAGAAAAATTTCTCTCTTCGTTTATTAAAAGATGATAAAGTTACATTACACTTTCCATTGTATTTGAAATAATCATAATCTGATGTAAAATGTAATTTTAAAGCCGTGTAAGTACTATAACATTCAAATTCATTCATAACATAATTGCAATATAAAGTAAGAGTATATTAGTTATAGCTAATTCAACCGCAAGAACTGTATGATACCATACCCATTTTATTTCATATTCCTTATCTCTTTCTATATCGACTTTAGTTTTACCATTTTGTAATTTCGGTAACCAGATATTTTCCCAACTTTTTCTAATTCTTTGGAACATTTGTTGTCTCTCATATTGGTAATTTAGAAGTTGTTTGAATAAAATTTAAATCTTCTGCTTCCCTTCTCAGCAATCTTTTAAGATCTGTTGAAATTAAAGAAGCAGCTGTTTCATACTCTAATTTATTTTGTTCACAATAATGTAATATAGCATCCATTATAGGCATTTTATCTGCTAGATTTTTGACTTCTATATTAAATTTTTCAGGTGATAACATCTTAATCAAATTTTTCTTATCAATATCAATCTTTTTCGCCATAATCCCCATTATATTTATGAAGTGTTTCTGCCTTGGCTATAACTAAATGAGCAAACCGAGTATTCGGTTTTACTGTAGTTTCACCACCAATATTATACAAAGTCGCACCTGCATAATCTTTAAATCCTGAATCATATATTGAACTAATAATTAAAACTCCGTTCCTATTAAAAGTACTCCTACCGAGAAGAATTGCAATTTCACCTTCTGCTATATCTACATGTTGATTAGACCGAATTTCATAACAAGCACCATGATCTAAAACATAATTACCTTCTTCATCAACCTTTTGTTCTATTGATTTTCTAGGTTCTTTTTTATCTTCATCCATATGCATTGGCCCGGCACCAATTCGATAAACCTTATCGATTCGTAAATCAATAGTATTAGGTTGAATCATTTTTTTATCAATATTAGTTACCTCGGTAGAGGCATTTACAGGATGTATAAACATTATTCTTCGAAGTAATAGGGGTTTTCTTTTGTTTTAAATTTCCATTGTTGTTCGAGAATATCTGAACTATAATCTAATTTCCAATAAACATTGGGCATTACAGTAGATCCTCCCGGAAACAAAGTTGATGAAAAAGTGGAACCATTGTTAAATAAAGGACTAATTTCATTACGAAAAACATATATTTGATTTTCATGATATGACATGCAAGCAAAGGATCCATCTACTTTATTTAGATCTTCATTTAATACTTGATCAAATAACCATGCTGTGTCCCAGTCTCCTTCAAATTTTCCTTCTTTAATAATACCATTATGCCATAAATATGATTTATCTTTTTTAGCTGGATGAATAAATTTACCTATTGCTAAATCAGTATTATTAACATCTTTTGATGTAGGAGCTTGTTGATGCACTACACAATAATCCCAATTACCATCTAATAAATCTAAATCTAAAGGTCCATAAGATTTTGTTTGAGATTTAAGATATAAGCCATCAAAAGCTTTTGATTCGGTATATAAAAATTGAGAAACCGAATGAGATTCTTCTCCTCGATATCTATTTAGATCAACTAATTTAAGTAAAATCTTTTTATCTTTACTTGCAGAAATACTACACATTCCAGTTTATCTCCTTTTGATATTGTATAGGATCCGGTTCTCCTATGTTCATAAATGCTTTAATTCGTTCACTACATGAAGGACATGTACCACAACTTTTTCCTTCTACATCCGGATCATAACAAGTTAAGGTATGTTTTAATAAATCAAAATTCCCTAATTCTTTACAAATCTTAAGTTCTTCTGTTTTACTTAATTGAGAAAAAGGAGCCACAATTTTGGTTTTAAATGTTCTATTTAAAGCTGCCACATTATTAAGAGCATCTACAAAAGCTTGACTAGTATCCCAATAACCATACTCATCATGAACTTGTAATCCACAAAAAATAAATTCTGCTTTTACCACTTCTGCAAAAGCACATGCATTACTAAGTAACATCATATTTCTAAATGGAACATATGTTGGTGGTTGAGGATCTCCTAATACATCTTTAATAGTAGGCATTTCAACATCAGACCCTGATATATTTGCACTAATAGGTTGAACTAACGTTCCGAAATAACCAATTTCCAATTGTTTATGAGCGATTCCTAATTCACGACATAATTCTTTAGCTTTATTACATTCTTCAGCTTGTTTTTGTCCATAATTAAAAGTTAATGCAAATACTTTTTCTGGACCATATTGATTAACAAGCATCATTGTAACAATAGAACTATCCATACCACCAGATAAAATTACTGCAACATTATCAAAATGATATGGAAGTTTTTTTCTTGTTTCTTCTAAATCAGTCATTAACTTTTCTCAACAACTTCTATCAATCGTGATAGATACCATTTAGCTTTATTTAAATCTTCAAGCTGCTTTTGTTTATTTTCATAACCCTTTTCCGTTTTCTTACCAGCTCGTAATACATATTTAACAATATTACCACGATGAAAATTTAAATCAAACGCTTCTATAACATCAATTGCTTCTAAGTTAGTATCACTTTGATAATGTTCGGGGTTTATTTTATTAGCCATGTGTTCCTGAATATGTAAAATATTTGTAATAATCCAAATCCTTTGGATATTTTCTCTCGGGAAATTTACCTGTAACAATTTGTCTGAAGGTATCAACATTATAATATAAAAGATCTAAATTAATATCTTCTTCTTTCATATCATAAACGGTATCAAATGTTGATTTCGGTTTTTGTGTTAATCCATGAATACCTGCATAAATAGTACCATCTAATGCTGACATCACCGGATTAGAAGTATCTATACTATGAATCCAATCATAATCTCTATAATGTGCAAACTCTCTTGCTTGCCAGGTTCCCAATAAATGATGTCTATATTCTTTCCTGATACATTCTCTATCCATTTTTTCAAGTAATTTAATTCTTTCATTTGCTTGAAGGGTTGGATCTTTATCCTGCCAAGAATAAACAAAAGGAATACCGATTATTGGCCAGAGCTGACCACCTCCAGCTTTTTCTTCACCATATTCAATAAATGCATTATAACATTCAATCATTTCATCCGGCGTAGAACCTTGAATGACCGGCATAGCATGAGTAGAAGTAATGGGATAATCATTAGCAAATTCAAGAGACCTTTCCAATGTTCTTTTTTTATCTCCGAGAACATCTGGTAAGACAACATAGTTTGGTTCTAATCTTTCATACCAATCATAAAGAATATCATTATCTAATGATTCTCCTAATTCAAAACAACTATTATCAAGATATGTAAATTCTCCACAACCTGCAAAGGCACAAACCAGCTCTGCATAATTTTTATCTTCTAAAATTTTATGAAGTAATACAAATTGATAATCGCTAATAAAATCTTGATGTTCATCTATTAAACATCTGGGAATTTCATGTGAAATATATGTCATATTAACTCATTAATGATCTACATCCAGCTAAAAATTCTCTGCGGCATTCGCCGTCTTCGAATTGTCCCGATGCTGAAAATGTGGCTGTTGAAGATCGAAGATCTTGTATGCCTCGAGATTTAACACAAAAATGTAATCCATCAATTTGAACAGCGACATCTTCTGTTTTAGCAACAAATGCAATTGTTGCTCGCACTTGTTCTGTTAATCTTTCTTGAACTTGAGGTCTTTTGGAAAAAAATTGAACTATTCGATTTAATTTTGAAAGGCCTAAAACATAATCATTAGGAATATATGCTACAGATGCTACTCCATCAATAACAATAAAATGATGTTCACAATATGATTGAACATTTATATTTCTTTCAAGAACAAAAGAACCCCTATAATTCATTGAATTTTTAATTTTTGTACATTTTGGAAACCTGTCATAATCTAAACCCCAAAAAATTTCATTAACATACATTTGAGCAACTCTTTCTGGAGTATCTCGTAAAGAATCATCTTTAAGATCCAAACCTAATTCAAACATAATATTTTTAACATTGTTTTGAATCTTTTCAATAGCTTCTTCAGAATTAAATTCATCTCGAACTCGTGACATGGGTGTTTC